TCGATTGCTGATATAGCTTTGGCGTGCTCCAGTTGGTCGATGCCTTCTGCGGTACGGCTGTAGTTCCATATGATTGCATCACGGAAAAGCTTCCAGAAGTCCGTGATAGGCAGTTCCCAGACCTCCGGGAAGCTCATGCGGGCATACTCTGCTACTGCCTTGATGTGTGTTGTGGTGCAGTCATACGGGAGTACAGTCTGTGCAGTTGACTGCACAGGTGGAGCTTTGTATGCAGGAGTATCTTTGATCTGAGCAAGCCAGGCGCCGAGCCTGACTTCGAGTGCAATTATATCCAGTGCCGAGAGCTTGTCTCGCACTGTTATCCCCTCGATATTCCGAGAGAGGTATTTCTCAGCGGCGTCGATTTTCTCATAGCTGTTTATTGGGCTGAAAAGCCCGTCGCACTCTCTGACGGTCGGTACTCCTATCGTCAGGACCTGCGCCCCCAATCTGAACTGAAAAGCCTGCATTTTTTCCTCCATTTATAAAAAAAGGCGAGCCGAAGCTCGCCTTATACTATGACTCAGCTTCGGTCTGAGCCTCTTTATCTTCTTTCTGCTCCTCTCTGATGAGGGGCACTCCACGGCAATTTTTATCAGTGGAGAGCTCTTCGAGACGCTCTGCCGTGGGCTTGAGCCCTCTGCGCGGATAAGCGTCGCCAGGGAAATACTTGCGGCGATTATCCTGCTTGTCCTCGAAGTACTCAAGTACCTCGTACCTCATATCATGCTCCTGCGTCCACGTTTGCCTCGTCGATAACGAGCAGATGGCCGTCACTGAACGGTTCTGCCTGTATTCTCGGAGTGATCGTTGTAGGCTGACCGGGACGATATGATGCTGCGAAGCCGTTGATATTCTTACCGATCATCGTGTAGCGTACATCGCCCTTGACCTTGTCCTTGTGTACCGCACGGAAAAGATATGTCTTTCCGTTAGCGTTAGCAACTCCGCCGATTAAGGTGCGGCGCTTTGCTGTTGCTCCTGTTCCTGAGACTGTTGCCGATGCTGTCTCAATGAGCTTCGAGATTGTATCACCGTTCCAGGTGATCATACCATAGCTCATATATCCGTTGTCGTCGGTCATCTCATTGCGCGACGCTTTGCCGTCATCGCTCTTGACCGAGAAATAGTTGGTCTGATACTCGAACTCTGCACCGTCCTTGGTGCGTCCGATAAGGTTAGCGTCTACCTCAAGGGTAGCATCTTCGGGAATATCCGATATTGCTGTACCGGTCCACTCTGTGACATATACATCCACCGAACCAAGAGCGATACGGTCTTTCTCCTGTCTGTATGTAGCGTTATCAGGCATTGCTATTTTCCTCCTCTATGTACTGTATTGTGCGGAACGAGAATACTGTAAGCAGCGTTTCCTCGTCCTCGAGTGCTGTATCGCCTTCCTTGTCGATCTCTACCTCGCGGAAGAGATTTTCCAGACGGTACTCCAGCTGAGGATCCTTGTCCTCTGTGTAAAGCTCTATCGTGATTTCAACATCACGATAAAGGTTGAAATTGTCGGCACCTGTTATTTCGGTGCCTGACTCGTAAAATACGATGTACGGCAGCTTCTGAGCTTTCTTAAATCTCAGATATGCTACCGGTAAGCCAAGCGACAAGAGTCTGTCGCGGATCTCTTTCAGTTCCATTACAGCCCCTCCATCAGCTTGTCAAGTTCTTTTTCAGCGTGCTCATTGACTATCGAGATATGCGGTATAGGGTCGGCATTTCCGACCACTCTCTTAGTGCCGTTCTTTACGACGTGACCGTTCTCAAGCAGATGCGTGAGACCGCCTTTCACATTATAGATCGTCACTCGCGTGACGCCACGCTCTTTCTCGATGATACATTTCCACTTCTTGCGGTAGTCACCTTTTTTCAGCTTCTTGCTGCTCCCCTTATAGACGGGAGAGAGACGCTTGAGCTCCTCGACCGCATTATTAGCAATATCGACGAGCCCGTTTTCCATCTCTTCCACGACCTCCTCGGTCATGGTTCTGGTTGCCTCAGCGAGAGCCTCGACGAACTCGTCGGGAGTAATGATCTCATTCATGATCTTTCTCCCTCTGAGCTTTGATGATAAGCAAAGAGTCAGCTTCGACGAGGTTGTCGATGCTTACTATGTTGTAATAGTGCCCTCTGTACTTGATGCGGTAGCTGTCTGTTGTCATGTCTTCAAGCTTGCCACAATAGCGGACTTTGAAGCTCTTGACTGCCTTATCACGGGGCTCCTTGGCGGTGTAGCTCTCCTTGTCGGAGTCTCCTGTTACCGCGGCCCAGCATGAGTGATAGTCAGTCCAGCCGGGAAGCTGATTTCCGATCGTGTCGAACTGCTCCTCCGAGCTTGCCTGCTGTATCGTGATACGCTTATTCAGGCGCCCTACATCTGTTTCAATCATCATCGTCGGTCATCTCCTGCTCCGCTTGCAGCTGCGCTATGATAGATCTTATCGTGTACTGTGCTTTAACGCCTGCTTTCTCCACGGAGTAGCTGCGCTTTTCGTAGAGCTCTGTGATAATTACGAGGGCGAGGAGCCTTACCCTCGCATCCTCGTAATTGCAAGAGCCGACTGCTGCGTTGATGTAGTCGGTAGCGACATCTGCCATCAGCCCGATGATATTATCGTCGTCGTCAAAGTCGACCTTTAAAAACTGCTTTATAAGTGATAGCTCCATGAGGTCCTCCTTTCCGACGAGTTAGAGCTTAGTCCTGCGCCGCGAGTATCTCGGCGATGATGTCAGCTTTCTTTGTTGCTGTAAGTGTGATTTCAAGTTCTTCAGCGAGAGCTCTGAGCTGATCTACTGTCAGAGCTTCGAGCTCTTCCTGCGACAGCTCACCGTCGCTGTTGGTATCAGCGGCGGCAAGGGTCTCAGAACTCTCGCTCGTTATTCCCCCAGTGCGAGCTTGCCGAAGCAGTAGCACTTGTCGGAGGCGTCAGCCTGAACAACATCCACCCACTCTATGAGGCGGCAGATTGTTGTGTTGCTCATGAAGCCTGCTTCCTTTGAGGATGCGAATGAGATATTGTCGAGGTCGACGAACTGTACACCTTCCTCGATATTACCGTAGTAAATGGGGGCGACATTGTTAGTTGAGTCGCTTGGAAGCATAGCATTTGAGTATACTTCTACGGGGTATCCCATAAAGAGCCTTTTCGTGGGCTGTGTTGGATCGGGCTGGAGTACGGCTCTGCCGTTAAGGTCAATAGCCTTGTCAAGTGCGTTGAAGCCGTCCTGATTTGTTATGATTTTTGTGTTGTAAAGCACATCAGGGTCGAGATCCACGTTTATGGACTCTTTAAGTGCTTCCCAGCCGCTGAGTGTCTTCGCGGTCTTATTTGCTTCGAGCTTGGCCTTCGCCATAGCATTCTCCGTGATAACTGCTTTCTTGGCAAATCTCTTTACGATGTAGTTGATGAGATCATTATCTGTGAGTGAGAGCAGTGTGTTTGAAATCTTGATGAATGCGCCTTTTTCTTTCAGTGACCAGCTCACGGGGGTGAATGTAGGATCGGTCGCATATGTGCCGTCTGTACCGTCTGTGAAGTCGATAAGGCCTTCTGTTTCATCATCGTCTGAAGGATAGCTGCCTGTGAGAGCAGTTGTCTTCAGATAGCCACATACCTCTCTGAGGCTTCTGAACTGGCGGAGCTTCTCCTTGATCTTGGTGCGAATATCCTGAGGAAGGATATAACCCTCACCGTGCTCACCGTTAGGATATGTTACCGATGGAAGGAGCAGAGCATCTTCTGCTTCTGTAAGCTTTGTTCCCGAGAACTTCTTGAGGGCTGCACGGATAAAGGAAGCGTTTTCCTTTGTCTTAGTAGCGTCCTTAGTGCCTTCGGTTGCCTGAGATGCCTGAGGCACCTCGATACCCGCTGAGAGCTTATCAAGAGCCTTCTGCTTCTCGATCTTGTCAGCAAGCTCCTGCGCCTGCTTCTGCATCTTGTCAGCGTTCTCAAGATCGTCCTTGTCGAGATAGTCCTGAGCTGTGTTGATGATTACTGCAAGCTTTGCCTGCATCTCTTCGATTTTCGACATAATCGTTTTCCTTCTTTCTTTATGTTTTATTTGAGGAGCTTCAGGACATCGAGTGACATCTGTAGCTTTCTCTTGCGATTGTTGATATCCTCACCTTCCTGAGGGATAGGAGGCTCGGGCTGCTGAGTGCTCTCACTGATATTCAGGAGAGCTTCGGGAGTGTTCATGTATCGCTTGTAGCTGTCTGATACACAGGCAGCGACGGGCTCTGTGTCGAGGAGCTCGATTGCAAAGTATTCTGCCGCCTGCTCCGCGGTCAACCACGTCTCGCGGTCAATCATGCTCTTGATCTTCTCCTCAGTGGTGCCGTTGATCGCGTGCTCCTTGTATACGTTGATGATGGACTGCTCACAGGCATTGAGTGCCTCGATCGCCTTCTTGAAGTCGTTAGCATTGCCCCAGCATCCGCTCCATGGCTTGTGGAGCATGAGCTGAGCGTACTTAGGAGCTACGACCTTGTCGCAAGCAAACGGGATTATTCCCGCGATGCTCGCGGCGATACCGTCAATGTGTGCTATCTTCTCGCCGGGGTATCTCGCCAGTATGCTGTATATAGCCAGACCGCCGAAGACGTCACCGCCTCCGCTGTTGACATACACATCAAGCTTCTTGTGTCCGCCACCCTCGGTAGTAAGCTCGGCGAGAAAATCGGCGACGTCCTGAGGGCACTTGTCCTCCTCGAACCACTTGCTGATCCATGTAGCTGAGCAGATGTCACCGTAGAAGCGGAGCTCTGCGCTCTCATCGTCTGCACTGTCATAGATCATATAGCCACAGTCCTTGACTGTGCCTGTCTTGTCTTTCTGAGTGAACTGGTACTTTTTCGTTTTTCTCACCTCCTTATAGTGGCACATAGTCTACGGCTTTGTTGTTCTTCAGCTCGACGCTGAAAACATGGTCGAAGTTATATATTCCGATCCATGCACCCTTCTGCTTGACGATAACAGCCTTGCCGTCGTAAGCGTAGTCATCCCATTCCCCTTCTTTATAGGCAATGGTCTCGCCGCTCTTGAAGGTGATCTCTATTGTGTCAGCATATTCCATTTACTTGTTGCCCCCTTTATCGTACTGCGAACCGAGCATATCCAGCGGAATGGCTGCGCCGTTGCCGATGATAAGCTTATCGGTGCCCGGTATGAACGGCAGATTTTCACGCTTTCGGGCCTCTGCAATCTGCAAGAAGCCGCCCGTGATGCCTGTCTGGTATGCCTTGTAGCGAGCCTCGATATCAGCTCGCAGATAAACGTCTGCATTCGCCTGAATGAACTTCGTTTCCTGATCCTCGGAACTCAGGAGCTTGAACGTCGCCTCCTGCTCATAAGCAGTGAGGACGTTCTGCATCGTGTCACTGTAGAACGCTCTGTTCTGCTGCTCGATGTTGCTGTATGTACTCTTTTCCATGTCATTGAGCTGGAAGCTCTTGACACCGAAGGCGTTCGCGATGTGTCGAGTAGTGAGCCCGTTGAGCTCGAAAAACTGTGAGTTCACAAGCTTGGTCTCAAGCTGCTGCACACCGAAGTCTGTCGGTATCGGTATAACTGTACCGGCGTTCTGAGCGCCGCCGAGGTTAGCAAATTTCTTCTTGATCTGAGCCGCACGGGTCTTGTCAAGGTCGCCCGTAAAAGTGACGATGATAGGGTCCTGCAAGCCGTGACTGTACTTCT